CCACCCGTTTGAGTGCCTAAAACATTAGCCTCAAACCTCCACACCTCACTAGCAACCAGCGTCATGCGAGTGGTTGAGCCGTTTACAAATAGTTCAGTAGCGGTCGCATTTGAGGTTGTGTTATACGCAAACACATCGGTGTAGCGACCATTGGTAGGAGTAAGATATGTATCAATCTGACGAACGGGTGTCCCGGACGAGCCTAGGACGAGATAGTTGTTGGCACTAGCAGTAATGGTGGTTACTAGAATTCCACCAGAAAAAGTCTTGGCTCCAGATACAGTTTGAGAGCCAGACAAGGCAACATAGGTTGAAGATAAGTCGGGGATGTCTCCCGAACCTAGTGATGCATAAGACAGGGTCGTTCCATCCCCCTTAAGGAAGCCTGTCCCGATAGAGCTTAGACCAGTACCGCCGTTAGCTCCTGCAAGAGTGCCAGTCACAGCGGAAGACTGAGAGATATCGATTGCGCCAAATGCTGGCGCCCCTCCGCCAGAAGCAATTCGCAAAATCTGATAGGCTGTGCCAGCCGATGTTGCTGATATTGCTGAAGTGCCATTCCCCAAGAGAACGCCAGCAGAAGTCAACGTGGTGGCGCCCGTACCGCCATTGCCAACGGGCAATGTGCCCGACAGATCTCCAACTGGGATGGATGCCGAAGCACTCAGTGCGCTAGAGCCGTTGCCTTTAACGTAACCCGTGAGCGTGGAAAAGATGGGCGCTGACGAGAAGGTCTTGGTGCCGCTAATGGTGACTGAGCCAGACATGGCAACATAGCTGGAAGATAGGTCGGGAATATCTCCAGAGGAAAGGGACGCGTAGCTGAGGACAGTGCCGTTGCCTTTAAGGAATCCCGTTCCAATAGAACTTAGGCCAGTACCGCCATTTGCTCCGGAGACAGGCGTCGACAAGGAAATGGTGTTGCCCGTTTTGCTCAGGCCTGTTCCTGCTAAGACTTGGCCCGTGCCTGAGAACTGAACCCAGACCAAATCGCTTGTGCCTAATACATAGGTTCCTGTTGGCTTCTGCATCACGAAACCAGCGTTAGCGTCCGTGCCTTCCTCAACGAAAGCAAAAGCGCCCGCATTTAGTTCGGTTGTCGAGTCAGCATCTGTCGATCGCGTCAGAGCCGAGCCTGAGCCGTTAAAAATGTAGATGCCGTTCTGCGATAGCGTCGTTTGATTCCTGACTAAGACGCGGTCTCCGCTTGTCAGAGTGATACCATCGATGACCGCTGTGCCAGGATTGGAGATTGTAATATTGGACTGGGTTGCCACTCTCACTGATGCCTTTGGGTCAATCCCAGAAGCTATCGCGTCGACATAGGACTTGGTTGCTGCGTCTTGTGCGCTGGTTGGGTCTAGCAGCGATGTTATTTTCTGGCTGTTGAGAGACACAGATCCGGTAGGAGACGCCATCTGATCCAGTCGGCTGGTGCGTACCTGGGTGTCAAAGTCGGAAATCTTTGATGCTGTCAGGGTGGGGATATCTGCAGCAATGAGAGTGGTAAAACTTAAGACGCCAGAGGCATCGGTGATCATCAGTTGGCGACTGGTCCCATCCGCCGATGGAAGCGTGAAGACGACTGACCCTGTTGATGGGGCCTTAAGGGTTACTGATCCGGCTGGACTCTTGTCAAAATTAAGCGGCATGCTGCACCTCTACTGTTTTTACTGCTGCCACCCAACGGATGGTTTTTCCTGCCTCGCCAGTCGCACGCACCGACATGGCGCCGCGAACTACGTCTGACTCAACCACGACATCCCACGGAACAGAAGATCTTGAGACAGTAGTCTTGCTTACTCCGCCAATCAGGATGTCAACAGTGCCAGCTCCCGTATTGCGGAAAGCCACACCCTCAAACCTGAAAGCAGCCCTTTCCCCGACTACGTCCTCTCTCTGCGCACTGATCAGGATGTCAAAAAGATACGTTGAATCGTTAGGAAGAACTATCTGATTGTTGGAGTTCAAAGCTTGCCCATCTGTTGTTAACGGCTCGGTTGTTGCCGAAAGTGTGACCTTGGAAAGGACATACAATCCACAACGACCATACGTCGAACCAGACAGAAACTTCCCCTGGACAAATAGATCGTTCCCATTAGTAGATACACCCGATGCTCCGGCTAAAACTCCGGAGGAGGAGTATTGCAATGAGCCACTTGGACCAGCAGCACTATCGACTCCAGATGTGCCTCCAGAGACACGAAAGTATCCCGAGGTAGCATCGTAGGTCATCTGGGCGGACCTTCCGGGCGCCACAGCAAGATCTGATCCAATCTGGGTATACAGTCGATTTCCCGACGAACTAAGCCCGGAAAGGTGCTTAAGCATAACCGTGCCACTGCCGACATTGAACAAGGAGAGCTGGCGACCATCAATATGTCCAGAACCAGTAGGAGACAAACCAGTAAGGTCAACAGATCCGGAAGGATTGATGCGTAAGTGAGATGTGGATCCAACAGCAAGATTGTTAGTAGTAGAAGAAAGGGAAAAGGTAGAGGAGGGCGAGGAGAATGAACCACCACCAGAAGAACCGTTGGTAATTCTCAGAATCCCCACTTCGGCACGATCAAGTCCAAGATCTGGACTTCCAGAAAAGGCACCAGACAGAGTCGTCACCTTGCGAGGCCACAAAAGTTTGGCGTTGACGACATCAAAAGCTGAAAAATCGCGCGAATATAAGCCGTTCTTTGTCGAAGTAATAGTAGCTGATCCACCTACGACTAAACCGTCAAAGACTGCAGGACCGGAAACGGTGATGGCTGGTCCAGTTTCCAGAGGGGCACCAATGTGGATTGTGCAGATTGTACTTGTTCCGCTCTGAAGCAAAAGGGAACGACCTACTCCGGCCTCGCCCGCAGATAACGTGACTTTCTGATCGTCAAAAGCAAAATATGTATCTGAGTTAGTAGGCGAAGGATTGCTTGTGACTAAATAGACGCGGCCCCAGTAATCAGAATAATCGCCACTAGGACCGCCAGCTTTTTTACCAGGCACCAGAAGAATGTGCCCGCCGACTCCGGAACTTGTGCGTTCTGGCCCGATAATTGATAGAGAGTTGCCACCAGTATCAACCGATTGGTCTAGTCCATTCCGCACAAGCTGATAAAGTCTTGATCGGCCAGCTATACCATTAGTAATGGTGGAAACAACCCAATCGTCATTGAGCGGCGTCCTATTGTCAAGCTGGTCGATTCTTTTTGGCATTAGAGGACTCCGGCAGCAGTTGCCAGGCGTGTTAGATTGCTAATGACTCCGCTCATCACGGATGCCACAGAAGCATCTGTTTCAGCTAGTGACCAAACGTCTTCAATGTGAAAGTTTCTGCGCTCTTCGCCAAAAGCCCACCCACCTTCGGGCGTCCTGGCTGCGATCCTAAACCAAGCTTCTGCTTGCAGTGGCTGATTTATTCCGTCACCACTAAAAACTAGCGACTCAACAATCCAAATGTCATAAACCATTTCTGAGGTCGCTGGCTTAACTACTGGTACTGAGGCAACGATATCCGCCATGAGAAAACTCCTTAACAGGTTACTTCCGTAGTCTTAATAGTTGCAACCCAACGTATAGTCTTGCCATTCTCGCCTGTTACAAAAATGGCAAGCCTACCATTAATAGCGTCTGCAGATGCCCTAACATCCCACGCCACGCTAGTTTTGCCGACAATAATCTTATTGAAGTTGATCATGCTTGTTGACGCAGATCCATAGTCCCTAGAGATGCATCCAGAAAGCGCGAATGCAGAACTGCCACCGATGGCGTCGGCTCGCCTTGCGACAATATGCACGTCAAACGCCATGGTTCCGTAGTTAGGCAACACAAAGGTGTTGCTGTTTGAAGCATTCATGCCGTCTAGAGAAAGCTCTCTTTCTGTGTCGTCGCTTGTCACTCCGCGGAGAATGCCCGTTCTAGATTGAGCATCGCCTGCGGCGGAAAAAGATCCATTGGACTGAACGCTAACCTGGATGCCTCGAGCTGTTGCCCCAGTACCAACAATACTTTGGCCGTTCAAATCAAAAGCAGGTAAACGAACCACACTGCCGGATTCATTCTTGGTGAACAACACCCCGTCTGCCGTGTTTATGGCGAGTTCGCCGGTAGAAAGCGCTTCTGCTGCAGGCATTACGCCTGAGGATGTACTGCGCTTAAGTCGGATGGTATTGGCCATCAGAAAGTGCCGCCATCAACAGTGCTGGATGGATCTAGGTAGTCGGTTCCGGCGGACGCTGCCGAAAGTGCAGATGTCCCATTCCCCTTAATGATTCCAGTGAGAGATGTTGCTCCAGTTCCACCATTACTGACAGTCACGGTGCCAGTAACATTCGCCGACTTGCCTCCGATGTCTCCAGTAATGTCGGAGCCAGGAATAGTCGATATCCCAGTAAAAGCACTTGTTCCATTGCCCTTGAGATAACCTGTTAGTGTCGTAGTTCCAGTTCCACCATAAGCAACATTGATGACGGTACCATTCCAGTTTCCCGTCGAAATGGTTCCTAGAGTTGTTATGGATGTCTGACCGACATAAGTTGCTGCTATATCAACTGAATCAGCATTGACGGTGATTCGACTAGAAGTGCCGACGACGTTGAGCGTATTGGCAGACTTGGTTAGACCAGCACCTGCAGCAATCTGACCCGCGCCAGAAAACTGAGCAAACGACAGGGTCGTAGAGCCGAGCGTGTAGGAGCCAGCTGGCTTCTGTAAGACATAGCCGTTGGCTGCGTCAGTACCGTCCTCAACGAAAAAAAATGCCCCAGCGTTAAGC